GATAGGTAATGAACTATACACAATTAGTGGCAGCGATTCAGTCGTATACTGAAAACCAATATAGCACTACTGATATAAATATATTTATACAGAATGCAGAACAACGTATTTATAATACTGTTCAACTACCTGATTTGCGTAAAAATGTTACAGGTACTATGACTACAGGAAATAAATATTTTAGTCTTCCTAGTGATTGGCTATCTACATTTAGTATTGCTGTAATTAATAGTGATAATGAATATACTTATCTTTTGAATAAAGATGTTAACTTTATTAGAGAATCTTTTCCAGATACAGATTCTGGATTTTATGGGCAACCACAATATTATGCAATATTTAGTGATACAACAATGATTTTAGGGCCAACACCAGATGCTGATTACAATTCCGAGCTACATTATTATTACTATCCTGAAAGCATTGTCACTGTTGGCAATACTTGGCTTGGGGATAACTTTGATACTGCTCTTTTCTATGGATCATTACTTGAAGCAGCTGCTTTCATGAAAGAAGATTCAGATACAGTTACACAATATACTGCAAGATATTCAGAAGCTATGCAGTTATTGCAAAACTTAGGTGAGGGTAAAAATAGACGAGATGCTTACAGAAGTGGGCAAGAAAGGATACCGGTAATTCAACGATGAATATAGAACAATTAGAGTTAGGTAACATTAATTTTGAAGTACATACAACAAGTGGTCGAGGCCATACTCCAGAAGAGTTAGCTGATTTTGCACTAGATAAAATTATGTACGTCAGTAAGGATGCAAACCCTCTCATAAGAGAGCAAGCAGAAGCTTTTAAGGGCTATATTAGACAAGTTCTGATAAAATACTTAAAACAAGCGGTAACATCTGACCGCACAACTTTAGCGAATAAACTGCGTCAAGCAGGGCATTCAGATTTAATTAAAATTTTGGAGATATAAAAATGGCAATTTCTCAAGCAATGTGTACGTCGTTTAAAGTTGAGTTGCTTAGCGGCGGTCACAACTTTAACACAACTAATTATGCACGAACTGTAAATACAGCAGATACATTTAAAATAGCTTTGTATACATCATCAGCAACATTAGGCGCTGCAACTACAGCATATTCAGCATCTAACGAAGTATCAGGTTCAGGTTATACTGCAACTGGTAATACTTTATCTATTTCAGAAGTTCCTCAAGCTTCAAGTACTACAGCAATTTTAGATTTTGCTGATACAACATGGTCAGCTGCAACTATTACTGCTAACGGTGCTTTGATTTATAATGATACAAACGGTGATACTGCTGTTGCTGTGTTAGCTTTTGGTGGAGATAAGACTTCGACAGCTGGTGACTTTACAATCGTATTCCCTACGTTTGATGCTTCTAATGCTATTATCCGCATAGCTTAATAGGCAGTAATAATGGCTTCATCTACATTATATTCAGGCTATGGTGAGGCCCCGTGGTCTGTCGGTAGCTTTGGCGTTGAGGTATTATTCGTCAATGTAGATGGAGTTAATGCAGCAGGTAATGTAGGTAATACAGTAGTTGCAGCGGACGCTAATGTTACACTGTCAGGTGTTTCAGGTACTACACAACTCGGATTAAGTAATGTTGAAGAATCCGTTGCAATAGATGTAACAGGTGTAAGCTCTACAGGCTTTACTGGAAATGTAACTTCAATAGCTGCAGCTAATGCTAATGTAACAGGTTCTGCCGGTACAGGTAATGTAGGCGATGAATCACTTATTACTAATAACGTAATAGATATTACAGGTCTAGTTGGCACTTCTCAATTAGGTGAAGAGCAGGCAGGCGGCGTTGTAAATATATTTGTTACAGGTGTTAATGCTACTGGCCAAACGGGTAACTTAGATGTAACTCTAGGTTATTTTGGTTGGGGTGCAGGGCCCTGGAGTGAAGGTGGTTGGGGTTCTGATACAACTCTTATTCAACCTGCAGGAGTTGAAGGCACTACAGCTACAGGAACTGTAGACTTTAATTTAGATGCAGTAATAAGTGTTACAGGTAATGCTGGTACAACTCAACTAGGTGAAGAAGAAGTAAGAACTGGACATACTGAGTTTGTTACAGGTGTAAGCGGTACTGGTAATCTAGGTTCTGTAGAAGTATATGAGAACGAAGTTGTTAATGCGACTGGTGTTTCAGGTACTACTCAGTTAGGCGAAGAAACTGTACAAGCAAATGCAGATGTAGATGTTACTGGAAATGAAGCAACAGGTCAGACTGGTACATTAGAAATAAGAACCGGACATACTGAGTTTGTAACAACTGTTTCTGGAACTGGACAAGTCGGCAATGCAACTATTGATGCAAAAGCTGTTGTAAATGTTACTGGCGTAAGTGCTACTGGAACCGCTGATAATGTAACAATAAAAATTGGTGTTTTACAGACAGGTGTAGAAGCTACTGGAAATATAGGTAGTGTAATTGTCTACGAAAACGAAGTTGTTAATGCTACAGGAGTACAAGGTACAACAGCTCTTGGAGAAGAGACTGTAAATGCTGATGCTAATGTAGATGTAACAGGAAATAGTGGTAATACTACCTTAGGTGATGTTACATTAAGTACAGCTCAAATATTGAGTATTACAGGTGTTTCTGGGTCTACACAACTCGGTGAAGAATCAGTAATTGCAAAAGCAAATGTAGATGTGTCAGGTAATGCAGCTACTGGACAAATTGGAACGGTAACTACAAGCTCAAATGCTGTTGTCACTGTAACTACATTAACAGGTGTAGGTAATATAGGTACCGTAGTAGTTTATGAAAACGAAGTTATTAATGTAACAGGCGTTCTTGGTACTACGCAGTTAGGTACGGCAGAAGTTGACGCTCCTGCAAATGTAAATGTAACTGGGGTTGTAGGGACAGGACAATTAGGCACTGCAACTGTAGACGCTAAGGGTAATGTTTACCCGATAGGGGTTTCTGGCACAGGTGCTGTTGGAAACGGAAGATTTACTTTAGTGTGGGGCGAAATAGATACCTCACAAACACCAAACTGGCTACCAATAGCCGCGTAAAGGAATACATATGATAGTTGAAGCAAAAACATTAAAAGATGGTACAATAACAAATAAATATGAAACGCATTTAGAATGTGCAAATTGTGGCATGGAAGTTGATGCCGAAGAATACAAATCAGGAACCTGCTCTGATTGTGGTGCCGCGTGGGATGGAAAGAAACATATGTCTATACACGTAACAAGCGTACCTGCAGAAGGTAAATCACAATAATAGGAGAAATTTAAAATGCCAAGTACATATTCAGATTTAAAATTTGAGTTAATTGCTACAGGCGAGCAATCAGGAACATGGGGTACAACTACTAATACAAACATAGGTACAGCCATTCAAGAAGCTATTACAGGTTCAGCTGATGTTACATTCGCAAGTGGTAACGTAACTCTAACATTAACAAACACAAACGCAACACAAGCAGCGCGTAACTTAAGACTTAACTGTACAGGTACGACAGGCGGAGCTCGTAACTTAATTGTTCCAGCTATTGAAAAATTTTATCTTGTAAACAACGGATGTGCTGACGCAATCACAGTTAAAAATTCTACTGGTACAGGTATTGCAGTTCCAGCTGGTAAAGCAATGTTAGTATTTAACGATGGTACAAACGTTGTTGATGCAGTGACTCATATGTCATCATTGACATTGGGTACAGCTTTAGCAGTTGCACAAGGCGGTACAGGCGGTACAGACGCAGGTACAGCTAGAACTAATTTAGGTTTAGCTATTGGTACAAATGTTCAAGCATACGATGCAGACTTAACTGCTCTTGGCGGACTAGCAAAAACAGATGGTAACTTTATTGTTGGTAATGGATCAACATGGGTAGCAGAATCAGGCGCTACTGTTAGAACATCATTAGGTCTTGGCTCATTAGCTACATTAAGCACAATTAATAATGGTAATTGGTCAGGCACAGATTTAGCGGTTGCTAATGGTGGTACAGGTGCTTCAAGCTTTACAGCTAACAACGTTTTATTAGGTAACGGTACATCAGCATTCCAAGTAGTTGCTCCAGGTACATCAGGTAATATTCTTACTTCAAATGGAACAACATGGACATCTACTGCTCCTGCAGCTTCAGGTGGTTTTGATGCAGGTACTAGAATGGCTTTTCAACAAACTGCTGCACCTACAGGTTGGACTAAACAAACTACTGCAGCTATTAATGACTCTATTTTACGTTTAGTAACTGGAACAGCATCTAGTGGTGGTGCTACAGGATTCAGTACTTATAATGCCGCTACAACAACGGGAGCGACTACATTAAGCACTGCTCAAATTCCAAGCCATACTCACACTTACCCGAGAAGCAACAACGAGGATGGTGTAGATTCTTTATTGGGAGCAAATAATAATTTTCCTCAGCTAAGAAACACAGGTGCTACAGGTGGTGGTGGGTCTCATACCCATACTATGACTAAAAACATTAAGTTCTACGACTTTATTATCGCTGCAAAAGATTAATGGCAAAAAGGAAGGCTAAGATAATATGTCCAATAACTAAAGAGACTTTTCCTAAAACTTGTAATACTTGTAATCTTTGTATAAAGCAAGATAACAAAAGAGTTGGCTGTGCTATAAGAAAGAATGTAAGAGAGTTATTAAACAAAAAAGAAATGACTGAAGAACTAAATAAATCTTTTATTATATTTAAAGATGAGATAGTATATTCAATTAATAAGACAAATAAATGGCTGTAGATAAAATAAAGTTATGCCCTTGGTTAGGAGAAGCCTGTATTGAGGATGGTTCAATTAGAGAAGGTAAGCTAGTTGCCTGTAACTTTTGGGTTACTGTTGCAGGAAAAGACCCTCAAACAAACAAAGAAGTAAATACAGGTGACTGTGCTATTAACTGGATACCCATGTTATTAATAGAGAATAGTAAAGTTAATAGAGAGACTGGAGCGGCTGTCGAATCATTTAGAAATGAAATGGTAAATTCTAATAAGACAACACAACAAATCTTACTAGAAAAAACAAAAGAAACTAATATTAATAACTTAATCGAGGTGAAAAATGAAACTGACAATAATTCCTAATGATGGTGCGGTCTATATTAATAACTATTGTTATTTAGACTTAGCTTTATCTGGTATACCTACTAATGTTCATGCCTTACAATGGAATGAAACTAAAGGATGGATTGAATACACTGATGGAGCTCCTAACGAAGATATTACAGAGTTACCAAGTTGGACTTCTAGCTGTATTACTTTGTGGAATGAAGCTAAAGCAGCAGAAGAAGCCGCTATTGCTAAAGCAGCAGAAGAAGCAGCAGCAAAGGCAAACTCTGTGTAATGCAAGAGAGTCCTCTAGTACATTTAAACACTGACCCTTTTCCTCATGCAGTTATAGATAACTTTTATTCAGAAGAAGAGCTAGAATTACTTTGGAAAGAGATGGAATATCTTACTTCTCCAAATAGAATGGTAAAGTCAGGAAAAGACCTAGGTACAGCACAAGAAAAGCTTTCAGCAACAACACTATCAGATGGCTATGGAATCTTTTTAGAAGAGATATTTAAAGAGAACACTTACTCTGACATTCTAACCATAACAGATAAAATATTTAATCTGGCTCTTCTTAATTCAATAGCAGAGTTAAATCCCTTATTTAGAGATGTATCTGACCTAAATGACAGCGGAACTAAACTAAGATATTATGAAGATACTGAGGAATATAAGAGTCATGTAGATACCTCTAGATACACTATGATAAGTTATTTTTATAAAGAACCAAAAGCTTTTACTGGTGGCGATTTACACTTTAAAGACTTTGACTATACGATAGAGATTAAACCTAATAGAGTAATATTTTTTAAAGGTTGCCTCTATCATGCTTCTACTAAAGTAGTTACAAATGAATTTTCTAAGCCTTTTTCAGGAAATGGAAAGTATTCAATAACAAAGTTTTTAGGTATTAAAAATGCTAATTAAATATGATAATTTTTTATGTCGACAAGAAATAAGCTATATATCAAGTATTATAAGTAGTCCAAGATGGATGTGGGGACATAAGTCTCAACAGTCAGACGAAAGTTCCTTTTGGCAATTAGAAGGGTTAGAAGAAGACTCTTTTTTTAGTGAGCGGATACTGAACAAAATTAAAGAAGTGACTGGAGACAACTTTATAGTAGAACGAATTTACATGAATGGTCAGACTGCGGGAGACTCAGGAAAGCCTCATCAAGACACTAAAGACGATAATGGAAGAACTTTTTTAATTTACTGTAATCAAGATTGGCAGCCTAAGTTTGGAGGTGGAACTTCCTTTTTAAAAGAGGACGCTGTTTTAGGAGATGTAGTTACAATTGCTTATACTCCTAATTCTGCTATTTACTTCCAAAATAACATATTTCATTTTGCCTCTCCAATTAGTAGAGACTTCAACGGGTTAAGAGTTACACTAGCATTTAAACTACTGAAGTCTTAACATGAGCTATTCTATTTTTCATACCTCTCATTGTGGCAGTACCCTACTAAGTGCTTTACTAAGTAAATCCTTACCTTCTTATGCTGAACCTAACTGGTCTCATAACTTATGTAATGTAGATGATAAATTATTTTATATAGAAGCTCATCAACCTAAAGGAAGTATTGTAAAATACTCAAGTGCATATTGCAGTTTAATGCCTAACTTAAAAGGTAAAAAGATTTTTATTTATAATAAACTTTATCATCATTTAATTAAGCATGCTAGTAACCAAAGAGGACTAGAGTTTCAAAGAAGTATAATGTTAAAGGACTTACACGATAAATCAAAACGACAAGCATATCCTGAAGGACAAATAGTAGCTGAAAAAGCGTATCTTTGGGCAGATAGAATGTTTCATGCTTTTGATGCACAAGATACTATCTTTATTGATTGTGAAGACTTATTTAAAAATAAAACGTATGTGCTAGAAAAGATTTGTGCTTTTTTAGAAATTCCTTATATACATACAGATATTGACTATCATGTAAAGGCTGCAGGATTTTTACATAAAGACTTACCTATAAACTTAGATTTAGTTCTTAAAGAAGATAAATTTAAAAAAATAGAACCTTATAAAGAATTTAATAAAGAATTGCTTGAGTGGTGTTATGAAACTTATGGAGCAAAAGGATTAGTTTCTAAGTTTATTTATTAATATGAAAATACTAGTCATGGGTTTATCAGGTTCAGGCAAAACTACCTTAGCAGACGAATTACAAAGATTATCAAGATTTCCAAGAATTAATGCAGACAAAATTAGAGCTAAATATAATGATTGGGATTTTAGTAGTCAAGGCAGACTACGACAAGCAAGACGACTTAAGAAGTTGTCTGAAGAGTATGCGAGAAGTATAACAGATTTTATAGCCCCCACAGAAGAAATACGGAGCTTATTTAATGCAGACATTGTGATATGGATGGATACAGTAGAAAGTAGTGCATATGAAAATACAGACAAACTTTTTCAGAAACCAAAAAAATATGACTATCGTATTACAACAAAAGACGCTAAAAAATGGGCATCTTTAATATACAAAGAAATAAACAAAGAAAATAAGGTATAATATTCCCTGTAAAGTCAATACTTTTGGAG